GATTAGGCCAATAAATATAATCCTTATCTGCTGTCTTAAGAAGATTATTAAGGAGAGGTACAGTAATGGCTTCTAGCATACGAATCTTGTCGCGTAGCTCAGCTTCATTTGTATTTTCATTATCTGTTTCTTCAAGTCGATACATGAGCTTCGACAGGACATCGATCTTGCTTTTTAGATCGTCAATTTTATCTTCAAGTGCCGGAGAGCCAGGAGAAACTGCTACGGGTACCTCGACTCTAACTTCAGGCGAATCTACTCCGGAAAATCCATAATCGAAGGCCTGATATTCTGCCGGAATTACTATTGTGTGTGCCGTCATGCGAAGAAGTCCTCAACTGTGTTTATCTTTTCTTCTGACCAGTTTATTGCATTGAGAATAGTACGCATCGGGCCTAGAAAAGCCTTGTCGAATTGTGTGTCATAGTCGATATATTTATCTAGATTAAATTCTTTGGGTAACGTGGATAAAATTGAAATTACATTATCATTCATGGGATTGGGAAGAAGAAGATAGCAGAATTTAATCTTCTCTCCACTTTTGATTAACTCATATTTGCGCGTCAAGTTAAGACTCTTAATACTCTTATTGAATAATAGAGCGCCGCGAACGTGAATGGGAACAGTATCGCGAGAAGGAGATTGTCCGGGAAGTTGCCGCTGAGCTTGATCGCCGCCGCCGTCTTGTTTATATAACTCCGAATTTATTCCGCGCGGAAACGCAATGTCCTCAAATCGTAAAGTATTAAACTTCTTGCGAAATTGAATAATATATTCATGCAATGATTCTTGCGTGCCAGTCATAATGATATTTATGGCAGTCTTAATGGCTGATCTACATGATTTTGGCGTAGATGATTTCACGGCTTCGATGCCCATGATCTTTAACTTAGGCTCGTTGTAGCGCACGCCCTCGGAGTCGTATACGTTTAGAATGTATCGCTTCTTGGCTGTCCATAGTCCTCGATCCGCAATAGACTCGCGGGTCATGTTCATTTTTTGTTGGAACGAATTTGTTCGAATAGCAAGATTCTTATACAGTAAATCGATAAGCGGTTTAAACTTTTCTCTAGCCACATCATCCAGAAAGGAGACCACGCGAGCCTTTGATACAGCGCTTGGATCTTTAAAGACCTTACGTACCAGCCCACTAAAGTCGATATATAGAGAATCTGTATCCGCCGCAATAACGTAGTCATATGACTGTGTTCCTAATAGCGTATTCATATATTTATTTATGCCATTCTCGGCCCAACGAATAGCTAGCTGCCCGCCTAGAGTAATCGCCATAGCCAGTCGCAAATCGAAATATCTAAAATGTGGATTGCCGATAGCACCATAGCTACTATTCAATTGAATTTTCTTGGCCATCTGCATATTCTTATACCGAGATATGTTCTTAATTAGCTCACGCTTCTTCTTGTTATCGATCTCAGTTTCATATGCTTTCTGCGCTTCAATCATTTTAATTTTATATCGCGCACGATCTTCATATAGACGTTGCAACATTTCAGCTAAAAAGCTACGCTTCTCGTTTGAGAAATAGACGCCATTAGCCGCTAGGCTATGGCCCTCGATGATCGGTAGCTCTTTATTTTCATCTAGAAGATCATCTATACTAATATCAATATCCTTGATTGCCGTGCCCGGAGAACCAAGTCCTGATATAGTGTCAGGTCCGACATTGAACTGCATGATCAAATGAGGATATAGCGAATTCAAATCGAACGAGACAATCCAATCGTGCATACCGATCTTAGGAAACTTAACGTGGCCTCCCGTATACGCCGCGTCTTTTTTATATTCCTTGTTGGGCGGTACCGCGATATTCTTGGCCCACAAATGATTGTGAATTAGGACATCCCACATGCGTACTTGCGAAAATACATCTTCATAATTGACTTTCGCATCATATGCTAGAGTGAGTACCATATCAATCAGCTTCATCTTGTCGTCTAGCCGATCGACAATATCAACGTCATGGATATTATACTCTATGAATTTTTGAAAGTTCTTCTCATATAATTCATGTAGAGTTTCATATTCCGAATAGTCAAGCTTTTGATCACCCAACTCGATTTGCGCTATATCATCCAGACGATATGATTCTTGCTGAGTGTACGTAAATTTACGGTACATTTCGAGGTAGTCGAGAGTGGCTACACCCAAAATAGAAATTGTGGTGTTTTCGCGTCCGTTTATCTTAACGACGCGACTACTAAAGGCTTTCCATGGAGATAGCTGCTCAATTGTAGACTGTTCAAATATATGCTTCATTCGATTGATAATGTATGGAATATCAAAGTACGCAATATTCCAACCAGTCACTGCGTCAGGATATCCACCTCGACTCCACTCCGCAATGAATGCCAATAGAAGTTCGCGCTCGTTCTTACAGCGAACATACTTAACATCTGCTCTATTCGTATTGAATACGCCACAACCAAATACGTAAAATATATTATTTTTTTTAAGTGTGATGGCTGTGATTTCTTGAGTCGCGGCGTCAACGGACGGAAAGCCATTGTTCGATGCGACCTCGATATCGACGTTGACTACTCGAATCAATTCGCGATCATATCGAACTTCTCCTAAGTATTCTTCATTGAGATATGCGTATACGAAACGGGTTAACCCACATATCTCAAAGTTCGTTACGTTCTCGTATTTCTTTGAGAATTCCTTTGCGTCATATATTGATGGGAAGACCATTGGCGCAAGAGGCTTACCATGAATAGACTTCCAGGGCGAATCGGACTTATTGTTAGAAACAAATAATGTGGGTTCGTATTTCACTTTGCGAGTGAATTGCCGACCGTTCTCATATCCACGTAACAGAATCTGACCGCGGTTCTCAATAGCACTAGTATAAAAGTTCATATTATGACTGTACTATATTATTAAGTCTTTGTAAAGATAAATTTCAAAGAGACTGATTCCCCTAAGCGGTGAATTTAGCTCCAGACACTATCAATCCAGAACCAAACGCCTTGTTGTATGCGTTAATAAGTTCAACAACGGGCTTGTAGGTGAACAGAATCACATTCTCATTTATGAGTACTTCCTTTGCGTCGGCCATCGGGACACAATCAGCCAAACCCATTTTTGGCTGCCCTCCAGGATCTTGTCTCATAATGATGGCCGCGGGGTTGATAAGTTTTAGTTTACCAAACAGCGCATTCGCATTTTTTTCTGGGCGAACTTCAGCAATAATTTCTTCACTTGTAATAAGACGAATAACGATAATGTTCATACTGAAGTTCGCCATCCACTATAAAATATATATGATTTCTATCATGGATAGAAGCGCCTATGGCCCTTCATATAGCGTAGGGTATTCATACGATTTTCAAGATCGCATTGATCGACCGAATTACTTAGATACTGATTAATATCACTAGTATAGGTTCGAGCAAAGTATTTCTTAACGCGAGAAATTACACTCAATATTAGCGGACCAATTACCCTATGAGAATTTTTCATTGTCTTATTCTGACAGAAATTCGGATTTGGTCGACTTGACTCCGGAACCATCGCCGATAGGAATCTTCTTGGGCTTCTTGTGTTCAGGCACAACGGCTTCAAGCCAAATTCTAAGCATACCGTCGGTCATTTCGGCATTTTGTACTTTGACATTATCAGCCAAATTGAATGTGCGCGTAAAGGCTCGTTCGGCGATACCTCTGTGCAGAAAACGAGATTCCTTTTCTACATGATTGATCTTACCGACAATCTTTAGAACGCCGGCGGCAATATCGATGTCTATATCGGTGCGCGCGAATCCAGCAACAGCCAGTTCTAGTACGTATCGATTGTCTTCGATCTTGCGAATGTTATACGGAGGATAAGTTGCCGCGGTCGCGGTCTGACTTGCGGCGAGGTTTAAGCGCTTCCATACGTCATCAAATCCGATGAAAAATGGGTCGTACTTAGTAAAGTCTCCAATTAAAGTGTTCATATATTTCTCCTATTAAGCGAGTTATGATGTGAGCCCCACAATGGCAACTCATATCATACTATATAGCATTGATTTCGTAATGTCAAGTATATTTTTTTATCATTTAGATTTGAATGCAGTATGTTATCAAAACCAGATGTACCGCATTGATATAATTGATAAAAGCTCCGCACAACTCGTTAGACATTAAATGAATTTCCGCATCCACACCGACCCTTTTCGTTGGGATTACGAAATAGAAAACCGGACTTCATAAAATCAGTTTCGTAATCCATCTCTTACCTATGTTTTACAGCTCTTTTAAAAGCAAAATCTGATACTTTTTGCAAGTGTTCAGGCGATTTGTGAACCATATCTGCCAATTTCTTTTTATTTTCATCATTTGCTGCATTATGCACCTGTGTAATTGCTGAT